GGCTGTCCCTCCGGTGCAGGACACCGATGTCCGGTGGATCATGGTCAACGACGGCTTGTGCGCCATCCCCGAACCGTGGGAATCCGTCGTCGAGTACCGGCATCACCTCCACCCGAGGATGGCGGCCAAGATCCCGAAGTGTCACCCCCACCTGTACGCCGAAACCGACATCGTCATCTGGTTGGATGCCTCCGCGATCATCATGCGTCCCGACTTCGCAACGGTCTGCGTCGCCGCCCTCGGTAATGGTGACGTCGCACAGTGGGACCATCCGCAACGGTCATGCATCGAACCCGAGGCAGAGGTTTCCGCCGGCATGCCGAAGTATGCGACGCAGCCCGTGCAGGCACAGGCAGCCCATTACCTGTCCCGCGGCCACCCCCGCCGGTTCGGGCTGTGGGCGACCGGCTGCATGACGTGGCGGGCTTCGCAACATGCGTCGCGTGCAGGAGACGCCTGGCTGAACGAGCAAACCATCTGGACCTACCAAGATCAGATTTCGTGGCCCAACGTGGTGCGTTGGCACGCCCTCGACGTCCGGCTCATGCCTGGCACCCTATGGGACCGGCAGCTAGTCACGTTCCGGCCGCACGCGAGCGAACAATGAGCGCCGCAGACGAATACCAGATGCGGTGCTGGATGGCGTCAGACATCGTCCAACATCTCCCACAGTTGCATACAGAAGCATCAGGCGGTGACAGCGTCGTCATCGAGCTCGGTGTGAGGTCCGGCAACTCGACCGCGGCGTTTCTGGCGGCGGTCGAGTTGCATGGCGGCCACGTCTACTCGGTGGACATCGCCCGGCCGCGTGTGCCGTGGCACGGGCATGCACAGTGGACGTTCCTCCTCGGCGACGACATCGCCCGTGCCGACGAACTCCCCGACTGTGATGTGCTGTTCATTGACACGTCGCACCACTACCGGCACACCCTGCACGAGCTCGGCGTGTACGGCCCGAAGGTGAAGCCGGGCGGGGTCATCCTGCTGCACGACACCGAACTAGAGACACCCGACGGCGCCCCGCCTGAGGATCCGACGTTCCCGGTTAAGGCGGCGGTAGACGAGTACTGCACCCTCCACGGGCTCACGGTCGAGTATGTCGAGGGCTGTTACGGGCTTGGTGTGATCCGAAAGGTTGTGGCGTGACGGTAGAGACGATCCACTGCGGCACCGTTGACGTTGACGCCTGCCCTGCCTTCCGCGGGTCGTGGCAAGCGGTCGCGGTGCATGTCCCGATCCTCCTGCAACTAGGGCTTTCCGTTGATCTGTCGATGGATGCCGACGGCCAGGTGACGGTCCGTTCTCGGGAAAGCGGGGTGGCATGACTGATTACATCACTGTCCCGGCGTTCAAGGCGCGGCATGGGATCACGATCACCGACAAGGATGACCGGATCGGTGATCACATCACCGCTGCGAGCCGGAAGGTTGACGCGATCTGTCACCGCTCCTTCGCTCCGCATGTGGGTGCAGCGACCGTCCGCTACTTCCGCCCGTCCTCGTGTGGGCAGGTGTGGATTGATGACGCCTACGAAATCACGGCGGTCGCCGTAGACGACGGAGATGATGGCACCTACACCACCGCCTGGACGACCACCGACTACCAGACCGATCCGGCGAACGGGATCGGAGTCGACGGCCAGGCTGGCTGGCCCACCCAAACCCTGACCGCGATCGGGACGCTCGCGTTTCCGTGGGCGCGCCGGCGCACCGTCAAGGTCACCGCGAAGTGGGGATGGGCGGCCGTGCCCGACGCGGTCACCGAAGCCACCCATCTGCTCACCAACCGACTCATGTACGAGGTCGCCGTACCGGGAGGCATGACCCCGCCCAACTTGGACATCGGGCTGCCCGGTTCCCCGCTGCAACGCCCGTTCACCGCAGAAGGGCTGTTGAAGCCGTACGCCCGCCAAGATCGTGTCATCGGGGTTGCCGGATGACGCTCGCCACCGCGCGCGCCGACCTGTACGACGTCCTCGACGGCATCGGGCTCGCCACCACCTACAAGCGCCGCCAAACCAACCTGCAGTTCCCCGCCTACCTTGTCGGGTGGCCGCAGTCAATGGATGTCCGACCGGCGATGGGCGACCTCCGCGACTATGTGATCGACGTGTTCGCCGGTGTCGAAACGGTCGAAGACGACTCGTCGGACGATCAACTGTCGGCCTTGCTCGAGGCGGCGGTGGATGCCATCTTGGCGCTCGAGGCGCATGACGTGCAGCCGGCAACCGATTTCGGTGAGGAAGTGACGGCGGATGGTCGGACGATCATCTGGTGCCGTCTCCCCGTCGCCGTGTTCGCATGAAAGTACTCGTCGTCCATCCCGGCGTTGATTTCAGCGTTGCGGATGTCCACAAAGGGATTCTTAAAGGGTTGCGGCAGGCGGGGTGTGATGTCGCCGAGTTGAACCTGTCGGACCGGCTCGAGTTCTACGGCCGTGCCCATGTCCGGCTGGATGACGGCGAGTTCGTCCGCACCTTCTCGCAGGAAGCAGCCATCGACATGGCCGCCATCGGTGTCGAAGCGGCACTGTACGAGTGGTGGCCCGACGTCGTGGTGATCGTGTCGGGGTTTTTCATCCCCCCGAAGATGTGGGGGGTGCTCGCCAGACGGCCGCATCATGTCGTGTACTGGTGTACGGAGTCGCCGTATGAGGATGATCGGCAGGCGCGTGGCGCCAGGTATGCCGACACCGTCATCCTGAACGACCCCACCAACCTGGACAAGTTCCGGACCGACGTCAACGAGCGCACGTTCTACCTGCCCCACTCGTACGACCCCGACATCCACCACCCCGCCCCCGTCCCCTTTGAGTACCTGCACGACTTCGCTTTCGTTGGCACCGGGTTCCCGTCGCGCATCGAATGGCTTGAACAGGTCGACTGGACCGGGATCAACGCCACGTTAGCGGGCCAGTGGAAACAGGTTGAGGACGACTCGCCGCTGATGCCGCTCCTCATGCATGACCGCGGCTACTGCATCGACAACGCCGACACCGCAAACCTGTACCGCACAGCCAAAGTGTCGCTCAACCTGTACCGCAAAGAGCATTCCGAAGGGTCGCACGCGGACGGGTGGGCGATGGGGCCACGCGAGGTGGAGCTCGCCGCGTGCGGCACGTTCTTCTTCCGTGACCCGAGGGCCGAGGGGGACGAACTGTTTCCCGACCTGCCGTTGATCGAATCGCCGAAACAGTTCTCCGCCGACCTGCGTTGGTGGCTCGCCAACGACGAGCCACGCCTAGACGCCGCGGACACTGCCCGCAAAGCGATCGCCGACCGCACCTTCCAGAACACAGCCCGTCGCCTACTCCAATTCTTGGACACGGCACCCGTCAAGACCGCCGCCTAAACCGCCTCCCAACCACCACCCCCATCAGGAGACAGTGACATGGCACGCATCGCCGGGCGCAACGGCCGCCTCTACGGCAACATCACGTCGGCCGGCACCGCTGAGCCGATCACGTTCCTCAATAACTGGTCGATCAACTTTGCGACAGACAAGATCGAGGTGACCGGGTTCGGTGACACCGGCAAGGTGTACGTGGCCGGACTCCCCGACGCCTCGGGGGATTACTCCGGGTTCTACGACGACGGCACCAACCAGTTCTACACGGCCGCCGTGGACGGGGTGGCACGCAAGTTCTACCTGTACCCGTCGACCAGCACGAACGGTCAGTACTGGTTCGGTACCGCCATCTTCGACTTCAACGTGCAGGCAGCGGTTGACGGCGCGGTGCAGGTGTCCGGCTCCTGGTCGGCATCGACCGCCGTCTCCAAGGTTGGCTAGTCGAGCAGTAGCGCGAGTGCCGCAACCTTGACGGCGACAGACACAACCCATGCTGCGGTGACCGCAGCTACGAGCTTCGAGGCGGGCCAGGCGGTCAGTTCACATCGGGACAGTGAAGTCATGGGCCGGGAGGTTACCACCCTGATGGCTGACGAACTCTCCGATTTCGGGCGGAGGCTGGCGCAGGTGGCGGATGGGTCGGCGATGCGTCGGATTGTCAACAAGGCGGGGATGGCCGGGAAGAAGTCTGCCCTGGATGCTGCGGAGAAGGATCTCGGGGACCGTGCGTTCTCGGGGATGCGCCGCAAGGTGAAGCTGTCGGCCGGGTTCGACACTGTCGGCGACTCGCAAGTCAAGATCAACTTTCGTCCGCCGGGCCTGTGGCGGTTGGCGGAGGATGGCCGCAACAAGTCTGGCGGCATCTTCCCGCGTGCCGGGAACCGTAAGGGTAAGGGCACCGTGGGCGGGCGTGCGGTGATGACGCCGCAGGGGCCGCGTGCCCGTTCCGGGTTCGGTCCGTCGCGCGGGTTGGGCACGTTCACCGAAGCGGTCAACGACGCCCAACGTGAGGTGCCGAAGGCTGCCGCGAGACAGTTCGCCGATGAGGTCCGGAAGGTGGTGCGCTGATGGCTTCGTTCCGTGAAACCATCCACCTTCTAATTGATATCGACGGCAAGGGCGCCAACACGTCGATTGGCAAACTGCGGACCGAACTCGCACAAACTGATGGGGCGTTCTCGAAGATGCGCGTGGGCGCCATCGGGGCGTTCGACATCATCAAACAGCACGCCGCTACCGCCGGGATCGCCGCCGCCACTGCGATCGCCGCCTTCTCTGTCAAGGCGGTTGGCGACTTCCAGGACGTAGCGCTTGGCGCCGGCAAACTGCGGGACGCCCTCGGCGTGACCGCTGAGGAAGCCTCCCGACTGCAGGAGGTGGCGGGCGACCTCGAGATCCCGGTGTCCGCGCTCGAATCGACGATCGGCCGGATGAACCGGACCGCCGCGGGGACACCCGAGGCGTTCGACGCGATCGGCGCTGCGATCGTCCGGAACTCGGACGGCACGATCAACGTCACCGAAACGTTCCTGTCGACTATTGACGCTCTCAACAAGATCCCCGACGCCGCGAAGCGGGCCGAGGCAGCACAGAAGATTTTCGGGCGTTCATGGCAGGACATCGCCGAACTCGTCGGGCTAGGCGCAGACGGTGTCCGCGAGGCAATGGCATCTGTCGAGTCGCAGAATGTATTCAACGACGCTCAGATCGACAAGGGCCGCCAGTTCCGCGACATGTTGGATGATCTCAAAGGCATCGGCGAGTCTGTGTCGCTTGTTGTCGGCGAACAACTGGTTGACGCTATGGGCGATATCGAGGATGCGTTCCGTGATGTCGAAGGCCCGTTGAAGGCGGTACGTGACGGGTTCAACGCATTAGAAGATGTGCCCTTCGGCGACCAGTTGACGGCGATCATCAAGCCGGCCGGGTTGCTGCGGGAATCGCTCGAAGAGTTGGGCACGATCGGTGATGCGCTCGGCATCACCACCGAGGATGTCACGGCGTCATTTGAGACGAACGCTGCGGCTGCCGACTATCTCGCCGGGCAGAACGTAGACCTAGCCGGCGATCTGGACGGGACAACCGAGGCCACTGAGCAGGCGTATGAGGCGATGGGTGTCGGTGTGGACGCCCTGCTGGCAGGAAGGGACGCGTCGCGGGAACTCTCCAAGACCCTCAACTCTGAGACGCGACCGGCGTTGGATTCCGTCAAGTTCGGATTGCAACTACTCAAGGGCGAGCTCGACTTCGAACACGCACTGCTCGCGTTCGAGTCCAGGTTCTACGACGCGATCGTGAAGACGAACGAGGGCACGGCGCTCAGCCGTGACGAGATCCTCGGGTTGAAGGATGCGGTGCTCGAGGCGGCAGAGTTCGCCAACCTGAACCCCGTCCAGGTCAAGTCGTTGCTAGACGCGATCGACGCTGGCGCGGTGGCCGGGGTGTTGGCGTTGGTGCAGGGACAGTTCGACGCTAACCGGCCGGTGGTCCGTCCGCGCATCCAGAACCTCACCCAGTTGCAGCGGTCACAGTTGGCGGCGGGCAACCTTGTCGCGGAGGCGGGCGGCACGAACGACGGGCCTGCCGGGGCGATCCTCGTCGGTGAGGAAGGCCCCGAGATCGTCCAGTTGCCGGCGCATCATCGGACGATCCCCGCCGATGAGACGGCCCGCATCCTGTCGAACAGCGGCGGTGGTGGCGGTACGGCCCTAGTCGGTGGTGGCGGCGGAAACGTCATCAACGTCTACATGCCGCCCGGCACGGACGGCCGCGACCTGACCCGCCAACTCGAGCGGTACAAGAAGTACAACGGGCCTGGCCGATGACGCTCGCGACCCCGGACATCACCGTCTACTTCGGGCTTCCCCAAACCGGCGGCGACTTCTTCACCCTCGACGACCCCGTCAAAGGCCTGCTGGACAACGTCACATATCTGTTGGCGGGCGATGTCGCCACCGCGGTCGATGTCGACGGCTACGAGGTGCGTGTGCGCCGTGGCCGCAACCGGGAGCTCGACGAGTTTGAAACCGGCACAGCCGAAGTCCGGTTGCATAACCACAGCCGCACCTATGACGACACCAACGCAGCGTCGCCGTTGTTCGGTGAGGTGACCCCCGGTAAACGGGTCAACGTTACGGTGTGGGGTCAAACCATCTTCGACGGGATCATCGAGGATTGGAACAACGACTGGTCGGTTGACGGTGACGCCGCCGCCACATTCCTGGCGGTTGACGCGTTGGGCGAGTTGGCGTTGCGTGAGTTCGACGAGTGGACGACCACCGCAGCGCAGACCGCCGGCCCCCGGCTGACAGCGTCGCTGAACCGGGCCGAAGTCAACTTCGGGATCAACCGCGACTTCGACACCGGCGCATCCGTGTTGCAAGCAGACCTTGTGACGTGGGGCAGCAACGTTCTCAACTACTGCCAGCTTGTCGCCAAGTCTGACGCCGGCCGCTTCTTCGCTACCCGGACGAACGTGCTCAGGTTCATGGACCGTCACGGCCTGGTCAACCCGATGTCGACCGTCGATTTCCGGGACGACGGGACCGGCATCCCGTTCCACGGGATCACAACACAGGTCGGCGCCGAACTCCTGTTCAACCGGGTCGGCGTCGACCGCGAGGGCGGCACTTTGCAGACGTCGGAGGACGCCGACTCGCAAGACGAATACGGTGTGCGCGCCCTCAACATGTCCGGCCTGTTGATGAACTCAGATGAGCAGTCGTCGGACATGGCAGACCATCTGCTCGCCCTGTACCGCCAACCCGAAACTCGGGTGGCGTCGATCATGGTCAAGCTGCTCCGCCTCGACGGCGACGACCGTGGCGCAGTCACACAACTCGACATCGGCGACGTGATCGCCGTGTCGTGGACGCCGCAAGGTGTCGGCGCCGCCCTCGAACAGTCACTCGTCGTTGAAGGCGTAGAGCATCAACTCGACCGTTCCGGGATTCATGTCATGTGGCTTCACACGTCGCCGGCTCAACAGTTCGGTGTGTTCATCCTCGATGATCCGGTGTGGGGGTTGCTCGACGCCGGGAATCGTTTGGGTTACTAGGAGGATTCGTGCCGTTCAAGAACTTCACGTCTGAGGTGTTGACCTCGTCGGATGTCGACACGTATCTGATGCGGCAAGGCGTCATGACGTTCGCCACCGAGGCGGCCCGCGACTCCGCCCTATCGGGTGTGCTCGACGAGGGGATGGTCACCTTCCAGGAGGACACCGACCAGTTCACCGTGTACACGGGAGCGGCCTGGATCCGTTACGGCGGTGTCGGCGCATGGACCGCGACCACACCGACCTCGGCCAACCTCACGATCGGGTCCGGCACCATCGTCGGCGCCTACCAGCTCACCGGCAAAACCTGCGAGTTCCATTTCCGGTTCATCCTCGGCGCCGGCTCCGCGGTCGGGTCCGCCCCGACGATCACGCTCCCGTTCACGTCGGCCAACGACATCGCTATGGAAACCGCTGACCTCTGCTACTTCGACGCGACCGGCGGCGGCACCGGCCGCCTGCCCGGCGTCGGCTACTCGTCGACATCGGCCATTCTCGGGCTGGCCGCCGCCGCCGGTACCGCCCTGTCGTCGACGAACCCGTTTACGTGGGCGTCGGGCGACAAAATCTTTGGCCGTCTCACGTTCCAGACGACGTGAGCCTGTACATCCGGGTTGTTGACGGGCTGGTCGAATCCGTCGGGTCGCTCCCCGTCCTTGCCCGCCGGCTCGACACCGGCGAAGTGGTCGACCCACGCAACTGGCTGCGGGCCTGCGGCTATGCCGATGTGGAGACGGCGACCCGTGCCGACCTGCCGCCCGGCCTGACCGACATGCAGATAGCGGCAATCGAAGACGCCGTCATCACCGCACGGCAAGGGTTGGAACGGCGCCGCGAGCTCGCAGCCAACGCCAAACAGGTGCTCGGCCTGTTCAAAGATGTTGGCATGGGCCATCTGGAGATGGACCCCGCCTATCCGGACCGGACCCCGGCCTCACACACGACGCCGCCACCGACACCGGGCCAAGTCTCACAATCGCTCATCTACCTGTATGGCCGTCACCAGCAGGTGGCGTACCTGATGTCTGGCGGCGGCAACGATCTCGAACCGGGCCTGACCGACATCATCCGTGTGTTGGTGGATGTCGTGCTCGAGTTGCTCGAGCAGGCGGACGGGATCGAACTGCCGCCCGCATAGTCCGGGGGTCGCCGTCCGGCTTTGCGTCTCCGGTCCGTCGACCCCCGAACCGGCCGTGGACCGTAGCACAGGAGAACCGCCTTGGCTTACCCCGTTGTTGCCGTGTCGTTGCCCGCCAACTTGGGTGGCACAACGAACGGCCAGCTACCTGCCGCCATCCTCGCAGAACTGGAAGCGCCTGGCCGGCCGCTGGCCCGTGCCCACACCCAAACGGTGCGGTCGTGGCGTGCGCTGGTCGCCGAGGTCGCGGACAGGTTCGGCGAGGCGTTGACGGTCACGTCTACGGCGGACGCCTACCGGTCGTACACCGTCCAGAAGCGCACGTTCGAAGACCGCTACACCACCACCTACCTGCCGGGCCGACCGTCGAAGATGTGGAACGGCACCCGCTGGTATCAGAAGCCGGGCACCGCGATGGCAGCCGTGCCCGGCACGTCGAACCACGGATGGGGGCTCGT